CACTATTTCTTTTTCTAGCAGAGTCAAGAAACATCTCGTTGACAGCTAGGTTTGTATAAAGAGCATTATAGTGAGTATTATATGCAAGGATATCTAAAAGGATTGCCATTCCAGAACCCTCAAAGTCATAGTCCTGAAACTGCTCTTGTCCTTGCAGATATGTTTTTAGGTTAGTCTTGATCGCATCGAAGTCAAGTTCGCTAACTGATATAAATTTATTGGTTGCCATTTATCGAGTTCTTTCTAATACTAGCTCTAGTGTAGCAGGTCTTTGTGTATTCAATATTCTGTAGTACAATGTTACAGTTACATAGTTTTCATCTGGGGCAGCTTTCACAATAACATTGTCCAGGTTAACTCTCGGCTCAAAGGTGTTAACCACGGAATAAATTGCCCTCTCAATCATTGTAGTCATCATTGGGCTGTATGGCTCAAATAATATCCCCTTTATTGGGGTTCCAATTTCACTATGGAACGGTCTCTCATAGTTATTGGTTAAAATTAGGTTTTTTAGGGCAGCTTTTATAGCATTATCGTCAAAACGACGAGAAATATCCTTAGTTACTGGATGTGCAGTAAAATTGAGGTCTAAATCTGAGAAAGTTCTAGTAGAGCGAGCCATATTATTATTTATGCTTATTCTATAAAAGAGTTGGGAGAACCTTGTCCACAAGTGTCTCCACAGGATATTGGGTCGCCTATTCTAGAGGCTGGATTGCCCTCTATAAAGGTTTTGCCAGCTCCAGATGCAACTGATCTAGACGGGGTAGGATGGACAACTATTCCACAAACGTGAGTGGAATGCTGGCTTCCAACAACACACGCCAAAATACCATTGAAAAAAGTTTTACTTACAGAAGTAACAACCAGAGGAGTCGGTGGGAAACATCCGTGTCCTGTAGAAATATCCCCTAATCTACTAACTGCTGGCATACGATACTAACTCCAAAAGTGATTGTTGTCCTGGTGTCCAGTTTCTATCTCTGGCATAAATTGTATAAACCTGAGACGATCTAACTGTATTATTGACATTTAATGCTTCAGCCAAATATGACAACAATCTTTCTCTAGTCATATCTGGGGTAAACGAAATAACCTGGAATAAATTGACTCTGTCAACCTTAGTCCAAACACTACCTTCTGGCGCTTCTAAAGTTGTAACTGTAGACAGCGTTAGATCATTAGAAAGAGTAGTCAAAGAGTCGTTAAATATTCCCTTGTAATAACCAGAAATACTCCCAGGATTCCCACTGGTAAATGTAACTGTTGGTCCATTCGGCTGCTGTGGAGTTATCCTTACATTATAGTAAGTACGAGCCTCTGCTTCGTCTTCCTCATAATATGATATACTATAAGAAAAGTTTTGAAGTTCTGGATGTTCACCCAAGTAAGATGAGGGTGACTCTTCATTTTGACCAGAAACTGCCCAACCCATTATGCTGCTCTTGGTGGTATTGTAGAAACTAAAACGAATTTAGTCCGATCGAACGTCTTATCGTTCACCATAGTAAATGCTGTTTTACGACCACCATTTGCATTAAATGAAGAGTGAATCCATACTTTATCTGGGTAACGATACTCGAGAATCATTTGATCATATGAGCAGACTTTTTCCATTTGCTGAATTATTTCGTAAGTTTTGTTGTACTTATCTGGAAGATTTAATCCGATGTCTACAGCTCTACCTTTACAGTGGTCGGATGTTGGCGACTCATACGGGATAACTCCCTTTAAGCGATATCCAGAAGTAATAACCCATTGTTTACCATATCCGCCAATACCACCTGGCAAAACTTCAAGAGCAGGTTCTAAAATATTCTGCACAGTATTTGCTAAATTACATACAATTTCTTGAACTGTAAATGTTCTCTCAGCAGAATCTCTACTTTCTTTTAGTTGTTGATCTATAAGTTTATGCTGTCCGCTAAATCCACCAGAAATTAACATACCTAAAGTAAAGTTTTTAGATAAACGATAATCAGCAGTAAATGATTTGGTGCTAAAAATTATAGAACAGTCTACCGAAGTTTTTGCCGTAGCTCCACCTTTTGGTGCTGGAGCAGATTCTGATGCTTCTGGCGCAGGAGCTCCAACAACTCCTGTTTTTCTCTGATCTTCTGCCTGCTTTGCTCTTCCCTCTGGTGTTTCTAAATCATCAGGAGTTTCAACAACTGTTCTTTCTTCGAACTCGCGCTCTGGTGGTATTAAGTAAGGAACTATAGGATTAATAGGATCTCCAAGAACTGGAGGTGGCAATTCAATGGCTTCAACATCAGAAGCATCAGCAGCACCACCAGCACCATTACCAAAGTTACCAACTGAGTAGTCCATATTTGTAGAGCCACCAGAAAGATAATTGGCAGCACCCTCTGCTTCTATATTTGTAGCGCCACCCTTAATATTCATAGTACCAGTTGCCTGGTAATTAACAGTTTCTGATTTATTATTAATTGCAGTTTCTGCCTGTGTGTTTATTTCCCCATCTGACTTAACTCTAATGTTAGCTGCTTGTATATCGAGATCGCCAACGATCTTCATCTTCATGTCACCGCCAACTGCCAAAGTTGTATCCGTGGCAACACCTATCGATAAGTTATTTCTAACTTCAACTGTTGCGTTATTCTCAACTGCAATATTAGCATCTGTTCTGACGTAGATATTCGCGTTTCCCTCAACAGTCAAATTACACTCACCCTTGACACTAATACAACCATTGCGCTCCATAACAACAAAGTTGTCGCCAACGATATAATTTACCTGCGTGCCATTAGGATCTACTTCTTGGAATGTTCCAGATCTATGGAAAGTATGAATGCGCTCTTGTCCTGGCGTATCATCAAACTCCTGAATGTGACCAGATTCTGTTTCAAATACTTTGTTATATGGATACTTCGCACCAAATGGTGCTTCTGGTTGATCCCAGTTTCCTTGACCTAATGCCTTAGGAATTTGTTTAACTCTAGTATTATCTTTCTTTTTAACAATTGTACCTTCAATAACACCGCGAGCCAATCTGTTTGTATCTGGCTCTCCCATATACTCACTTAGGGGATACTTGCTGTTTGGATCTCTAAATCCATAAAGAGCAGCACCAGAGTTTATACTTTGCTCAGATGGTCTTGGAGTAGAAGAATCTCCATCTTGTGGTGGTTGTGAAGTTGGCGGACCAGCGTCTTTTTCTTCACTGCCAGTTCCTGGTTGTCCATAAAAATACTCATAGTAGTTTTGTTTAATAGCTGCTATATCTGGAGTATTGACACCAACTGCTTTTTTAGCAGCTAAGAAAAAACTTGGATGATCATTTGGCGATACACCTTTAACTCGATCTTTGATATACAGAGCTGCAACCAAAGCAGAAACATTTATATCAGCATCAAGAGAATCTGGATTGTTAACAATGTCAATATTCAATCCAGTTTGATTAGCAAGTTTCTGATACTTCTCATAATTAGCACGACCAGTTAACTGAATGAATCCACGACCAAAATACTTACCGCCATCAGCATCTGTTTTGTTACCAAGGAAGTTCTTACCACGTTTGGTTGGACCGTATGCCCATGAGAAAAACTCTTCTCTCGTCACACCCTTCTTAGTGGCATTGCCATACTTTTGCACATCTTCATCAGTTGCAAAAGAATAAACCTGTTTGAGTCGTGCCTCGCTATAATTAAAACTCTCCAACTGTGGAATCCATCGAGATTCACCACCAGCAATACCGAGCAATGCACACTTCTGTTCTTTAGTTGTCAAACCAACTTTATCACAAGCTGCAATAAGTGCCTTAATACCTTCAGTAGACTTCGCTGGCTGCGGAGATGATTTTGGTGGAGGAACAGTTGGTATTGAAGAGTTTGAAGATGCTGCAGAATTTGGTGTATCCGAGGAACCAGTTGTTATCGGTGTTCCGCTACCAGAAACAACAGGGTTACCAGAACCGTCAACTAATACACCAGTTTGGGCTACGCTTTGTCTGACTGCATCTAGGTTACTAGGAACTGCCTCGAACGTAATAATATTTTCTACGTAATTAGATACTACGCTACTAATTGTAATTTCAGTACCGCTATTAATAGAAACAATGAATGTTTCTTTAGCAATAT